GACTAACGGTGATCCTGGCCTTTTCTTTTTTGACACCGTAAATAAATTCAATCCATTCCCAAGCTTGGGAGACATTGATTGCACTAACCCCTGCGGAGAAGTACCACTACCCCCGTGGTCAATCTGCAACATAGGTTCGATTAATGTCTCCCATTTTGTAGATGCCAGTTTTAATTTTGATTGGGATAAATTTAAAAAAATAATTCCTTTATGTTTTACATTCCTTGATCGAGTAATAGAAAAACAAGAATACATTCATCAACGCTTCATGAAGAACGCAAAAGATTGGAGACCCGTTGGATTAGGTATCATGGGATTTGCTGATGCTCTTATTAAAATGAATATGGCATATGATTCCCAAGAAGCAATAGGATTTTTTGAAAAAATATGTTTTGAATTAAATCGTACCTGTATTAAAACATCTATTGAAATGGCAAAAGATGTTGATGAATGGGTTGTGCAAATTCCTGATAAAGATCAAGAACATTTCCGAAATCTTATTAAATACTATACAAAAAATGATGAACAAATATTAAAAGACTTTGATAAATATGGTATTCATAATTCTAACTGGACAATGATAGCTCCAACAGGATCAACATCTATGTCTGCTGATTGCTCCTATGCCTGGGAACCATTGATGGCATTAGTATGGGAGAAACCTCTCGTAGAATCTGATGAAGTCCTTAAAATAATCCATCCACAATTTGAAAAACATTTAGATGAACTTATGAAGATGGGGCGGCAATTTACTACTATCAAAACAAAAGAAGAAATGATAAAAGATATTATTGAACACAATGGATCAATTCAAAAATTATCTTATTTTCCTCAACATTTTAGAGATGTTTACAAAGTAGCCCACGATATAGATCCTATATTTAAAGTATCAATGCAAGGAATGGGTCAAAAATGGATCTCAATGGCAATCAGTTCAACTACTAACCTTCCTAATTATGCTACTGAAGATGATATTGAAAATATATTTAGAGTAGCATGGAAAAATGGATTAAAAGGAATAACCGTATTCAGAGATGGTTGTAGAAGTGATCAGATTGTACACTTTGGAAAACAAAAAATTAATAAAGAAAAAGAAATTAAAGAACGACCAATTAAAAGAGATGGATCTACCGTTGAAATCAATACTCCTCATGGTAAATTTTATGTCACAGTAAATTTTGTCAATGATAAACCTATTGAAATGTTTTTCTCAGTTGGAAAACAGGGAGGATTAGTTAACGTAGTCATTGATGCATTGGCAAGGATCTGTTCCAAAGGACTTCAAGCAGGTATGGATATGGAATGGATTATTGATACTCTTGAAGGACTTAAAGGTGATACACCTTTTTGGTTTAAAATTGCTGACAGTGAAAAAAAATCAACTCAAGCTCAATCAATTGTCGATGCTTTATCTAAAGTATTATTTTATCATTTCATGCCTGATGAAGATAGAACAATTTTAGAATATAACGTTGATAATCTCAATCCAGCTATCTATGCTGATGATCGTGATGATTATATTAATTTTGAACGTTGCCCTGAATGTAATAAAAAAGGATTAACACATAAAACAGGATGCAGAGGAGGTGAATGTATTTTCTGTGGCTTTACTAATTGTAGTTAAAAAGGAGATAGTAAATGCCAAAAATAAATCTTCAGATTAAAAAACCACAATTAAAAATTACAAGACTTACAGCAACAAACCACAATTACATTGCTATAAACGATCCTGATAATTTCACTTTACTAACAGACAATCGCTGTGAAGAAGAAAAATTTTCCAGAGTAGATGTATTTTCTATTAACCATTATTATTTAATAGGTACTGAATGGTTATGTGAAAAGATATTCTATCCTTCTGATTATGGCATTGAAAAAATAAATAAAGAAGAAAATCATCCTTATAAAAGACTGTACAAAAAATTACTTGATGAAGGTATAGGAATTATGCATGAAAGACTTATACCCAATATCAAAAAACCAGTTAAAAGAGTAAACTTAGAATGTAAACCAAAAAGGATGCAATTGGAATGCAACGATTAAAATTAAATCCTAACCTGGATGGTAATTCAACTCTCATAATCGATGGCAGATTCTTAGCTTATAGAACTGTCTTCAGTCAACAAGCTAAACTATCATATCAAGGTACAGATACCGGAATGATATTTGGTTTTTTTAAAACCCTTCAATCCATTGCTAATAGATTTGAAGTCAACAATACAGTTATCATGTGGGATATAACTCCTTCAAAATTTGGTGTTCGCAGAAAAGAATATGAAGGATACAAAGTAAGAGAATTAAAGAAACAATCTACTGGTAAAGAGTTAGCCGAAAGAAAACAATTTGAATTAGACTATTCAGATCTAATTATCCTTGTAGAAAAATTAGGATTTGCAGATTACGCACTTGATAAATATGAAGCTGATGATTCTATTGCTCTATTCTGTAAACAGTTTAATGGTACAAAGATAATAGCCACAAGAGATGAAGATATGTATCAGTTAATCAATGAAGATACATATATTTTTGATCCATCTAACAAAAAGAAAAAAGATCTCAAATGGTTTATGAGAAAATATGGTATTTCTCCTGAACAATGGATAGACTACAAAGCTATCGCAGGTTGTAAATCTGATACCGTTCCTGGTATTCCTGGGATGGGAGAAAAAAGAACATTAGCATACCTCAAAGGTGATAAAAAATGGGAAAAAAGAATAAAAGACAATGAAGAACTATATAATTTATGTCATCGTCTTGTTATTCTTCCTCACCCTTCTCTTTATAATTATCAAATGCAATGGAAACAAACTGAATTAAATCAGGATATTTTTATTGATTTTTGTCAGTCATACGGGTTCAATTCATTTTTAGATGAAATAGAAAATTTTTTTATTTTTATGAAAGGAGGAAAACAGTGGTAACAGGTAAAATGAAACATAAAAACAAAAAATATGGTATAGAATATTATGAAAGATGTAAAGCCAAAGGAATCGATTATGCTTTCTATGGTAACTGGCAAAAACAATATGCTAAAATGGTTGTATTTGTCTCTGAAATATATAAAATTGAAATGAAGGATAAAGTGCTACTTGATGTGGGTTCTGCTTGTGGTGCCAATCTCAGAGCATTTAAAGAAACTGGAGTATTTGCCAAGTGTATTGGAATTGATATAAGTGAAGTCTTGGTACAAATAGGAAATAAAGCTAACAAGTTTGATCCAAATGAATTAATTGTTGATGACTGTGCAACAATGAAAAAGATACCGGATGAATCCATTGATTTAATTCATTGTTCTCAGTTGTTTGAACACTTGCCCTTAGTTGAAGTTGAAAAAACAATCAGATCATTTGAAAGAGTATTAAAAAAAGATGGTATAGGTTTTGTTACTTTAAATGCTATTAAAAAAGGACAAACCGCTAAAGATGTAACAGATCAAGATCCAACTCATATAACTGTAATGGATGAAAATCAATGGACAAAAAGATTTAGACACTTTAATTTAAAAAAAGACATTAATAAAGTTTTAGCAAAAGCTAAATTTTATCCTGGGGATGATGGAAAAAATTTCTATCAACATTACATTAACGATTGGAGCGTGTTTGTATTTAACAAACCGTAGAGAGGATAAAGGTAAATAATGTGGATCTTGATTTTAACAATCATTTTCTTAATCAAATAATATATCATTCAATAAAAAATACAAATTTCATAAAAGCAATACGCAACATAGTTCCCATCGACATATATAAAACTAAAGATCGTAAATTTATAATGGATATGATCTATGGTTACTATGATGATTTTAAAGAAGCACCAAGAGAAAATTTTTCAGATCTATTTAAAGAACGTGAAGACAGTATCAATGAAGATCTCCATAAGAAATGCCTAAATATATTCAACATACTAAATGATATAACAGGCTCAAATGGAGAATATATTCTTCAACGAATCAACGATGCTATCTATCACTTCCAATTAGAAGAAGCGAGTATCGAATTTGCATCATCAATAAAAAGTCAAAAGTACAATGATGCAATTGCCATTATATTAAAAGCAATCAAAAAACCAAAAGTAGTTGACGATCCATATTATAGTTACTTTACAGATAAATCGTTTATTGAAGAACGTATCAGTGATAAACGATATTTAATGCAAACTAAAATAAAAATGCTTGATGAAATCATTGGAGGGTTTCAAACTAACTGGTTAGTCACCTGTCTTGGAGCTACCAAGGCAGGTAAAACATGGATGTTAATTGAGCTTGCTCTTGTTGGCGTATGGCAAGGATTAAATATTTTATTTGTATCTTTAGAAATGGGCAAGGCACAAATCGATGAACGATTGGATATGGCAGTAGGCTTTATGACTTCCAATCCAGATGGTCAAGCTGAAATGCTACGCAAAGTAGGAGATGATTATATTAAAGTAAATGAAAAAGCTGATACTATCTATGAGATCGACAAGGTTATCAAAGCAAGAAATAAATATAAAAAAATATCAGGAGGTCATCTTGAAGTAGTTGCTTTTAATCGTGGTCGATTAAACTATTTAGATATTGATCGTATTCTTGATGAACTGGAGGAGAAAAAAGGACTGTTCTTTGATGCTGTTGTAGTTGATTATTTAGGAATTATGAAAGAAACAGCCCCAGGACAAAATAAGAAAGAAAAAATTTCAGAAAACAGCATTGGATTAAAAGAGATCGCAGGTACAAGAAATATGTTAGCTATCTCTGCAATGCAAGGTAATCGAAAAGCTATGTCAGCAAAAATATTTAAATCAAATTTAGTTGCTGATGACATTGATACTATATTTAATTCAGATTTAGTACTTGCCATATGTCAAACAGATATAGAAGAAAAGGAGGGCAAAGCCAGAATCTATATCGCTAATTACAGGCATGGTAAACAACATGGATCAATAGGTATTTACAGGGATCTATCTATTGGTCAGTTTTCAATTGATAATTTTGAAATAAAAGATATTACCCCTGATGAAGAAAAGGAAGCTGGAGTTGATTATTGAAATAGAACAATATGATGCACACAAATGTAGATTAATCAATCGACAACAACAACAAATCATTTGGAAAATACTATCATGGTATGATGCTGGAGTAGACAGGCATAAATCCATTCTCAATTGCATTGGTAGGCATGGTTGTTACTTTCCTAATGGTCTTCTGCCATTCGTGTTTGCTCAATTAAAATTACTCGGTCACACATTAGAACTTACCTATCTTGATTTTCCCAAAATCAAACATAAGCTGATACCAAAATTACCAGACATTAAATTTGAACCATATCAACATAAAATATTGGCAAAGGTTGGCCCAAAAAAAAGAGGAATTGCTGTAAGCCCCACAGGATCAGGCAAATCTGTTGTCATTGGTGGAATTGTTAATAAATTAAGAGAACCAGAAACTATTATAGTCACTCCCACTAAAACAATATTCAATCAATTAACTGCTGACTTTCGTAGATGGTTTCCAAATAAAATAATAGGACAAGTTGGTGATGGTAAAAGAGACATGGGGGATATTACCATCAGTTTATTTCAAACACTCAGAGATCTTAATCTTAAAAAAAGTAAAGTTCAATTAGTTATTATCGATGAAGCTCACCGTATATCTGCTTCACACATTAAAATCTTATCTAAATTAAGGTGGGCTAACTATCGATATGGTTTAACAGCCACACCACATGAAAGAAAACACTTTGAAAAATGGGCTAAGATGACAGGTTGCCTTGGCCCAATTATATATGAAGCCAAAGAAACAGAGGTAGGTGCAAGAGTGGTTCCAGTTGAAATATATATGATTAATTTTCACACATCTAAAAAACATAATCCTTATGCTAAGTGCTTACGTGAGGATGTATTATTTAATAAAACCAGAAATAAAAAACTACTCAATGCTGCTGATGTATTATCTTTAAGCAAAAATAAAAACTGTCTATTTCTAATAGATGAAATTGAACAAGGCAAAAAGATAATTAAAATAGCAGATCAAATGGGATTAGAATATGAATTTGCTCATGGTAATAATCCCAAAGAAGAAAATGAAAAAATAAAAAACAGATTAAATAATGGTACTACCAAATTAGTAATTGCTACACAGGTATTCGGCCTTGGAACTAACATACCCAATGTTGATTGTGTTGTCTTAGGGTCAGTCAGAAAAAGTTATATTGATACCATTCAAAAAATTGGCCGTGGTCGTAGACGTATATCTGGTAAGGATAAATTGATTGTAATCGACAGCATTGATAGAGTATCTGGTAGAGCAAGATTCTGTGAATATTTTTATGGTTATTCTATGGAAAGAATAAACCATTACAAAAGTAAGAAATGGGAGATCCAACGTTTTTGTTCTGTTAATATTAAATAAAGGAGGTTATCGTGAAAACAGTAGAAGACTATGATTTGGATGAAGTTCACAAATATGGTGAGGTATATGTTGAATTCGTCAAAGAAGTAAGAGGAGTGGATGTTACCTTTTATGGTAACTGGCAAAGAGACTTTGCTAAATTAATTATTGAACTATCAGATCTTAAATCTAATATTGGTAAAGAATGGGAAGTTATCCTTGATGTTGGTTGTGCTACCTGTCTTAACCTAAGAGCTATTGATGAATTAGGAATCTTCTCAAGATTAATTGGAGTGGATCATTCACAATACCTTATTGATTTAGGTCAAAAGCTACATGACTTTGGATCTTATGCTGAATTCCATGCTACACCATCATGGGATCTCAACCCAATTGAAGATGATGATGTTGATCTGCTTATGTGTACTCACGTTCTTGAACATTTACCTGATGAAGATACACTACATGAAACCTTAAAAGAATTTAAACGTGTCTTACATCCAGACGGTAAAATTTTAATCATCATTCCCTGTGCAGAAACAGAAAATCAAGTCTTTACCAAACGTGATGACCTTTCCCCCCTTCATCATCTCATGCACACATCTAAATGGTGGTCAGGTGTATTCGGAAAGTATTTTAAATCGGAATCATTTAAAACACGTCAGCTATTTAAAAAAACAAAGCTGAGACCTGATCGTGATTGGAATGAAAAGACTTTCTATGAAGAATATAAATCATGGACTATTTTTAGATATGTACACAAATGATAATAAATCCACGACTACAAAAGGCAATTGATGTATTTGATTTATCTGCTTTCTTAGATGAATACCAAGTGGATACTGTACCTGAAGGTAAAAATATAGGTAGAGGATATGTTGGTACAACCTGTCCTGGATGTGGTGATGCTCGTAACCACTTTGGTATTCATCTGGAAAAAAAATTTGGTACTTGTTTCAAATGTAAATTTGGAATGGACACAGTTTATCTTGTCAAGTACTTTGCTAATTTAAAAACATTTGATGAAGCAAAAGAATTTCTTTTAGAAAGATTAGATGAAGGAGATTATGATATTGTCACTAAAGTTAAAGACATTATAAAAACGGAGAGAAAAGAGACCCCCTATAAACCCCCTTTAAAAGATCTCTTTCCTTGGGATTCTTATTCAATAACAAATAAAATTTTAAAAAGAAATAAATATATTAAACAATTCTTTAAAGAAAGAAAACTTTATTTATGGCATGTACAACGATACAACCTACGATTGGGTGGAATTCATAGTGGGTATCAAGGATACTTACTTTTTCCTTTTTATTATAGAAATAAAATAGTTACATGGCAAGCTCGACAAGTATTATCAAAACGATATCATAACCCTGAAAATTTAGGTAACTACATATATGGTGAAGATGAAATTAAAAAAGGTAAACCACTTATATTAGTTGAAGGCTTCTTAGATATGATAAGAGTTGATTCTTATTTGAGAATAAAGCACAATAATAAATTATCCATTACAACAGGTTGTGCTAAAATGATCTCAAAGGTTCAGATTCAACGAATAATCAATTGTAAACCTTCAAGGGTTATTGTGATATTCGATGCCGATTCATGGTTTGATTACAGTCGAATAAAAAATGAAGTACCTATGAATGTAAACTTTATTATTCTACCTAAAGGAAAAGATCCAAATGATTTAAGCTGGTCGGAATTAACTTCAATATTCAAAGAAATATTATGAATCTATTTAAACCTTCTTATATAATAATACATCATTCATTAACTGTAGATTCAAGAACAGTTTCTTGGCAAGCAATTCGTAATTATCATTTATCATTGGGATGGGATGACATAGGTTATCACTATGGAATTGAAATGGTTAATAATAAATATGAAATACTTGTAGGAAGAATGGAAGGAACTCCAGGCGCACATTGCAGAGAAGAAAACATTAATCGAAAATCCATTGGCATTTGTTGTGTTGGAAATTTCGATGATGAAGCTCCTGATATGGCTCAATGGAATATTCTTATTGATTTATGTGTCAATATTTGCCTGAGATACGAAATAACAATCAAAAATATAAAAGGACATAAAGAATATGCCCCTTATAAAAGCTGTCCTGGAAAGAAATTTAATATGGATGAATTCAGAAAAGATTTAAAGAATCTTTTTTAAAGCCTCTGCATATTCATATCTTGTTATTGGTTTTCTAATATATACATCGACAAGATTATCATATAAATTTGATTCAAATCTTCCATTACTACCCAATCCTGAACAAAGAACAACTTTAATTTCAGGTCTAATTTTTTTAATCTCATTTATTAAAACCAAACCTGTCATTTCTGGCATTGTTAAATCAGTTAATACCACATTATATTTATCTGGATTAATACGAAATTCTTCTAATGCTTTCATACTACTAACAAAAGAAGTTACTTTATAATTTAAAGATTCTAATATTTTAATAATTGCTTCTATTATAGCTTCTTCATCATCCACAAGAAGAATTGATTCTTTATTTCCCATAGGAGCTACTTTATCTACCATATATTTCCTCGCCCCTTTTCCATTTTTTAAATAAGCAGGAATATAAATTACAATTCTCGTTCCTACTTCAACTTCACTATACAAACGAATATATCCCCCATAATTTCTTACTATTCTATCCACCACTGATAAACCTATTCCCGTTCCTTCTCCCTCTTTTTTAGTGGTAAAATATGGATCAAAAGCACGTTGTATAATTTCAGGAGGCATCCCTTTTCCATTATCCTCTACTTCAATTCTAACATATTTACCTTTAGGTATTCCATACTGTTCCGCTATAACTTTTTCATTACATATATCAATAACAATTCTTCCTTCTTCATCATACATTGCTTGAGCAGCATTTTTACATAAATTCATTAATATTTGTTTAATAGTAACATCACTTACCTCTACCAATTCTATGTCTTTATCTATATTTAATTCCATATCTATTGACGTTGGAATCATAGATCTTAAAAAATTAAAAGCTTCTCTAACACACTTAGGTAAATCCAAAGGTACTAATATTTCTGATTCTCCATTTTTACGAGCAAAAGATTGAATTCTACGCACAAGAAGTCCTGCAACTTCTGCTGCTGCAATTATAGCACTTATATTTTTATGATGTATCTGACAACTTTCACCATCATGCATTTCATGAAGTACAATATCACAATTTCCAATTATAGGCTGTAAAGCATTATTAAAATCATGAGCAATACCATTAGCAAAACTGCCTATTGCTTCCATTTTAGAAACTTGTCTTTGATGCTTATTAAGTTTAACAAGTTCTTCTTCAGCTTTTTTACGTTCAGTAATATCATTTATTGCAGTAATTCTTACAGACCGACCACAATATTCAATCTGTTTACCATGAACCTCTACATAACGAATAGAACCATCCTTATGAACACACCTATGTTCATAAGGTTCTGTGTAATCTTCTTTAATATTTTTAAAAACAAGATCTTGATCCTCACTATAAACGAAATCTGTAACATGCATACCAAGCATTTCATCTCGTTTATACCCAAACATTTTAATAAAACTATCATTACCATCTACAAATCTACCATCCTCAGTAATAGCAGTACCTTCAAAAGCAGCCTCGAAAAAAGTTCTTAAACGATTTTCACTATCTATAAGATCTTGTTTAGTTTTATCTTTTTTAGATAATAATTCTTTATAATCTTCTTTATCTTTTTCAAGTTGATTTATAATAGGATTAATTAATCTTCTAAAAAATAATACCCCAAAAAAGACAATGACAAATCCAGGAATCATAGCTAAAGATGTTCCCTGAAGAAATCCAATTCGGATTTTACTCAAGTACACTTTTGTAACAAGTCCAACATCAATCGATGGAATATAAGTATAAGCTGCAAGCACCAATCTTCCATTATAATCTTTAGCTTTAACTATTCCTGTTTCTTTATTTAAAGCCAATTGCATAGGCACTCCATATTCATCACCCATTGGCAATGGCTTATATGTTTCTGACTCCTGCCACGATTGAGTTATCCAATTAATCATATTATTTTCTAAATAACCAATAGTTATTTCAATATTTCCTTGTAATTCTAATCTACCTCTTGCTTGTTTAAGTTGTCTTATACTTTCCTTCCTAATTAACTCAGTAACATCTCCTTTAATATCACTATGTCTTGAAATAGCATGATCTTTTTGAAAATCAACAACAGAATCAATTAATCTTGATAGATGCAGAGCCATATCTTTTAAATGATTTCCACTACTATCTATTGACTGTATGTATAAAAAAGAAGAAGTTATCAATCCAGCAAAGAGAGATACGCCCACCATTATACTTATCAATTTAGTATGAAAATTTTTCATATTACCTGTATTGCTTATCATTATCTTGCTTAATAAGAAGATTATAAATATCTTTTTGTGAAGATCGCATTTCTTTAAAACCATCATTCATATCATCATGTAATTGAATGATCTTTGTATTATAATCTCTTTGCATATTTTCAAATTTATGATCATTTACTACATCTTTAATATCTTGATCTTTAATATGAGTTATAAAAGTTTCCTCATATTTTGCAGAAATTCCGTAAGTAGTATGAGTTACATAAGCTCCCCAGGAAATTACACCACCACCTAACAATGCTATAAGAATTGGCAACAAAACTGAAGATAGATATTTTTTTCTTTTTTCTAATGTGCGCCGATCAACTGTATACCTACGTTTAGATTCCCTTCTTTCTTCTCCCTCCCATTCCTTTTCCATATGTTTGTCTCCTTTTATCAAACATTGTTTTATTTAATATCACACTCCGTAGGAGGTTGAGGAATTTTAGGTTCTTTCATAATGATAGCTGTATTCTTCTCCATTTTATGCCCTGCTCCCCAAATACCAAATGCTGTAGCAAGACCATCTAATGCAACTCCTATAAACATCATCCAAGGAGATACTTTAGGATTTGGTACAACTTGACCTAATCCAATGATACTTGTTCCAATAGCAGCAAGAAATGCTGATGTTTTCATTTTCCATCCACTCATAGGTGTTTTTTTATTTCCCATTATAACCATCCTTCCATAGATTTAATTTGTTTAAAAATAACTCCTGATTTATAATTCAAAACAGGAACAGTTACTATATGTTTTGGTAAAAAATTATTATGTTTCTTTTGATTTTCCAGACCAACAATATAATCTGTACCTAATAAAGCTGAAGCAAGATAAATTGGGCCTGAATCAACACCAATAAAAAATTTACATTTACTTATTTCCTCAATCATTTTTTTAAGATCAGCTTTTTCATATCGTAAGGAGCAATCGGGCCTGAATCAACGCCAATAAAAAATTTACATTTACTTATTTCCTCAATCATTTTTTTAAGATCAGCTTTTTCATATCGTAAGGAGCAATCGGGAGTAAGACACTCCATCGAATCAGCTTCTATAAAATCAGGATATTCATCTGCAAAACTTGGGGTCATATGACACTCATAAGGTTCATATCCTGCATCAACTATTTCCTGCCATATTTCTTCAGCTACGTCCACTGGACAGAACTTTTTATCCATTCCAGTATGACCAAACAAGTGAACCCCAACTCTTTTTGAATTTTTATTTTTATATTTATTAGGTATGATAAAAGGTTTCCAGGGGAATTCCTTCATTCCTAATTCATAGAAAGCACAGATATAAGGTTTTGCAGGTTCATCAGATATGTCTATCGGGATAAGACTATTTTTAGGATCTGGATATAATATTTTATAAATGTATGCATATTGACTCTTATCAAATGATCTGTCAATAGTTATTATATTTTTATTAATAAGATTAAATTGTCTTTTTTTACTTGCTCCAAGAAAACATTTAATTCCTACTTGTTCTAAAAATTCATACCATACAGGTAAAAAAAGAATTAAATCCCCTAATCCATGTTCAAAAATAAATAATGATCTTCCAACAATTCTTTTAACCTTATCAATAGGTTTCATTTATTCTCCACTATAGCAGTTTGCTTAAATAACCTTCAGCTTCAACAATATTATAAATATCATATGTTTGAGGAATACCTATTTCATTCTCTATCACTCCTTCACCATTAATAAAAATTAATCGTGTAGGAGTACCAGGAATGTCTCCTCTATCAGCAGACATAGCTATCCAATAACCATTTTCATAGGGATCTTCAATGACTCCTCTTGGATAACCTCCTACATGAACAATATTTCTACCGTAATGAAATAATCCTTTACCGGATTCACAAAAGCACATTTCATCATTACGATTAAAAAATAAAGAATTTGGTTGATGTATATTTGAATAAACTACTCTATTATTTTTAGATAACTCAATAATTAATCCATTTTTAGAATCTTTTCTCCAATTTCTACCAAAGTAAGAAACATACCATCTACGATTCCAATTAATAATAGAAGTAATGTGATAAGTATCATTTCCCCCACCATCAAAAGTATAATGCTTGACATCTCTTATTATATTATTTGATGAAGGGCTTAAAACAATATTACTCATGACATCTGTTTCAGTTGAAATTCCATAAACCCTACCACGAAAAACTGAAACCATACCATAAATATTTTTTGATTTAATACAATTAGTTAGATGATTTCTTTTTGTAACCACATCGATAACCAAAAGTTTATCAAATTTCTTATTAGTTTTTAAAGATACCATCAGATAATCTCCTGACATACATAAAGCCTTAGATCCAAAAACATCATTAGGATTTGAGACTTCTAATGGTATCCATTCTATTTCTCTTGTTTTTGTATTAACTATTAAAAGTAAATGATCTTTATTAGTAATCGAATTAGCATCATGAACACAACTCAAAATTAACCGCATAGTATAATCCTTATGTAGTAATTTCCAAACCAAACTCAGCCGCTTCTAACTTTGTTTGAGTCCAGGGATTTGAATCATCTGGATCAGTTTCCCAAATTTCTGATTCAAACAAATAATCAGCAGTAATATTTTCAGTTTCAGTTCCTAAATAGTCAGTTGAATTGGATCTAATTAAAGGTGTAATTTGTCTGGTTCCAGCTTCATCTATTCTACAATGATTGTTTAATTGAATTGCTTTAACCGTTCCTAATGCTCCAGTAGTAATACCAAAACCCTGCTTATGATTTAATGTATCTGAATATATGTAATCAGTATCATCATTTGACAATGTTTCATCAACACATTCATCCTTATTTCCTGCCGATGCTGTGAAACTATTATTGGTAGAAGAAATAGAATCAGGCATGAAAGTTCTTATTCGGCAATCACCATGAAACTGTGCATCATCAACATACATATCATCAAAATAAACAGACTGACTACTGTATATACCCGCAAGTCTGATCTTTCTTATATAATCAGATGCAGCATTTTTGGTATCCTGAGAGGTTAAATTTAAAACCTGATTCTCATTTATTCGTATAGTCACCTCACCAACAGTATCACTAATGGTAACTTTAATTTCTAAGTAACACCATTTATAATTTTCAAAAATAGCATCACCAGTAGAACCAAGTAAGGTATTATCTCCACGATAAACATTTATACCCATAGCAAGATTAACACATAATTTTACTTGTCCTGCTCCTGATTCATCTAAAAAATATAAAAAAGGATAACTTGTTGAAAGAGTTGGAACACCTCCATCCATTTTTTTAATTGCTACACCAAAATAAATTGTTGATTTATTTACTTCAAAATTCAGCACATAATCTTGACTTTGAGAACCAGAATGAAATGCTTGACCACCAAATCTTCCACCAACCATATCTAAACCACCTGATGCATACTCACTATATTTATCTATCATCTGACTAACAGTATAGTGATCAAAACCATCTATAAGTAAAAGTGTCATTATGCTACCTCCATACCAAACTCACATGCATTGATTTTTGCTTTAGTCCAATCACCCGAATCACTTGGATCTTTTTCAAATATAAAATCTTTAGTATACCAAGTATCTGTCAGTGATAATTCAGAAGCAGAGTTATAATCAGTAGATCCGGTTCTTACTAAAGCATCAATTTTTATATTATCTGATCCTGCTGTCCGTTGTGATATATTTCTAAGACATATTCCATAGATACCTGTATCGTCTAAGTCAGTAGGTACATCAGCATAAGAATATGAATCAATATCTCCAATATTAATTCCTTCAACGTAATCTGATTCATCAACTATTGCTTCATTTACACAGTCATAGTTATTTCCAGCGGAAGGAGTCAAGTCTGTGTGATTTCCTGCCCCGTTTGGATGAATAGCATCGATTCTCACATCTCCTAAGAAATCATTATTATATGATCCATTACTTCCAGCAATGTAAAGATCATCTATTTGTATATCCCAATAATTATGAAGATGAGCTTGAAACCTGCTAATTTGGAAACCTGTAGCACCAGAGTAATAATTATCACCTACCCAATTAATCATTTCCTGTTCATTTAATCGAGCAACAATATGACCATCAGTACCATTTCCTATTTTACATTTTACTTCAAAATAATTCCATGTATCAAGTTCATAGGAAATATTACCTATAGTTGATAAACTAACACCAGATCTTTTAACTAATATAATACCACTACTATTACCATCAAACTCAAGAGCCATTCCTCCTTGTCCATTATTATCTAAATTTATGTCCAATTCATAGTTACCACTACCTTTAACTTTAAAAGCAAAACCAAGAATAGCATATTCAGAAGAAGCAAAAGTATTTGCATCTATAGGAGAACGAAGATAAGCATTAGTATAGCCAGCATCCCAATCTAAACATTTAGTTCCTGCCCTTCTTCCTGTTGTCGGAAAAGTAATATTACCATGATTTGATGAAGCAGGATATACCTGTATCATATCAGCAGCATTAGCATAGCTTTCAAAACCATCTATAAATTTAAGTGTCATTATGCTACCTCCATACCAAACTCACATGCGTTTATTTTTGCCTGAGTCCAAGGGTTTGAATCACTTGGATCTTTTTCAAATATAAAATCTATCGGAGAAAATTCACCATCTGATAAATTTTGTGCAGCAGAAGAATTATAATCGGTAGATCCAGTTCTTAACAATGCATCAATTTTTATGTTATTGGCTTCTGCTGTTTTCTGAGCATGATTCTTAATCATTACAGCTTTAATACCAGCATCATCTATATCAGTCGGTACAACAGGATAAGAATATGAATCCTTATCTCCTACATTTATCCCTTCAACGTAATCGGAATCATCAAGTAAGGTTTCATCAACACATTCATAATTATTTCCAGTAGAAGGAGTCAAATCTGTATAGTTTCCTGCACCATTTGGATTGATAACATCGATTCTAATATCTCCCAGGAAATCATTATTATATGATCCTTGATCATTTCCTCTATAAAAATCATCAAACCACCATAATTGATCATCATGCAAAGCAATAGAAAATGTAATAGGAAACGTTTCATTTTGATAATAATTATCTCCTGTCCAATCAATTACAGTTTGTTCATTTAATCTAATCTGAATTATTCCAGAATTAGAAATTTTTAATTTTACTTCTAAATATTGCCATGTATCATAAGCGTATTCAAAATAACCAATTATCTGTTGGCTTACTCCCCATCTACGAACAGTTGCCGTAGTACTTCTTGGATTAAATTGAATTGACATTCCCCCATAACTTCCAGTAACAGGCAAAGTAAGAGTAGAACCCGCACCATTATCATTTAAACCACATTTAAATGCAAATCCAAATATATTTATTGATTGTGAAACAGCCCAACCAGAAGTACCCATACGCCAAACCTGATTAAGATAAGTATGATCACAATCCCATTTCATACATCTTCCACCATTTCTGCCTTCTAATGGAAAAGAAAGATAAGTATCACTAAGATTATTATTAGGATATGTTAAATCAAAATCAGCTTTATCATTATAATTTTCAAACCCATCAGCAGATAAAAGTGCCATTATGCTACCTCCATACCAAATTCACATGCATTTATTTTAGCTTTAGTCCAATCACCCGAATCACTTGGATCATCTTCCCATACTACTATTTTACTTTTATATATATCTGATAAAGATTGCCCCGTAGTTTCTGCATAATCAGTTGATCCGGTTCTAAGAAATCCTTTCGCTTTTATATTATCTGATTCCGCTGTTCTTATTACTTGGTTCCTTAATTGAATTCCATAAATAGCCGCATCATCTAAATCAGTAGGAACATCTGCATAGGCATAAGAATCTTTTTCTCCAGCATTGGCTCCTTCAACATAATCAGCACTATCCATATTGATTTCATCAATGCATTCATAATTATTTCCAGCAGAAGGAGTTAAATCTGTATAATTTCCTACTCCACTTGGATAAATTGAATCGATACGAATATCTCCTAAGAAATCATTATTTTTTGATCCAGTAGTATCAAGTATATAAATATCATCAAGCCACCACCGACCATAAATAGCAAAAGAAAATTGTACACCTCCAATTTGCGTTCCTGAAGAATTATAAGCAACAGTATCTAAACCAGAACGATCAACAATTAATTCTTCATTTAATCTAAATTGCACAATTCCTTCACTACCATGCATTTTGGCTTTTAATTCTAAATAATACCATGTATTAGCATCTAATTGTGTTGTAGTAAAGAGTGTGTCAGCAGTACCAAAAGGTTGATATTGAATAAAAAGTTTTTCAGTATTATTTATATACACCTTTCCTACTGTCTCACCTTGCGCACTAAGTATATTTAAAAAATTACCATAATTACCTATGCTATTATGTTTAAAAGCACAACCGACAACTATTACCTGATTATCAAAAGGATTAGGATTATTCCATGTTAAAGATGACTCACTACTACTAATCCAATTTGGAGAATTAACACAGTAGCCACCACGTCTGCCATTTTGATCAATAGCTGCTCCTCCTCCAATGAAACTTGTAGATGACCAAAAAGAAGTAACATCTTCTCTACCATATCCCTCAAAGCCATCCATATGTAAAAGTGCCATAATATTTATCCTTCAATGATAGTTAAATAAACATTTTGTAAAAATGCATCAGCAAAATATCCTGAAAGCACAGTAAACTTATCAACCAATATTCTTAACTGAGCTTCATTGTTTTTAGTTTCAGCTACCATGTGTACCCAAAACTGATCAGGAGATAAGCCTACGGTAGCATCAGATCCTATTTGAACAAAAGCAGATCCATCCCAATACCATCCTTTAAAAGTATTGCCTTCTTTTTTTATTTTCAATTTAGTAGTCGATGGATTATCTGAAATTCTATAAACAGTTTCCCCACCACCATTTGCTGTTCGTATTACTACATCTTGAAAATTTACATTATCATATTCACGATTAACCTGAAAATATTCAGTAGGTGATTTTTTTACCTCCAAACCAAACTTCCAATTATCTTGAGCAGGTTCTTGATCAACATCTAAATCTATATAGACTTCAAAATCTCCTGCCAATTGTTTTTTGTTTTTTACCTTTTCCTCAGTTGTAGTTGAGTTAACCAAAAACTCTAACTGATTGGTATCAATAACTGGAGTTCCAGATTGTACACTCCATATGGATGTATCAGGAGGATCACCATCACCTCCGATAAAGGTATCCTCTTGAATTGGGTTTTTGGATATGACCTGAACAAATTGCTGTGCAACCTGAATAGTATTAACAGGATCATTATTAGATATGACCTGAACAAACTGCTGTGCAACCTGCATCAAGTTAGTCACTTCTAATACTTCAACTGCAATCTGTGTATTTCTAAGATTAGGATCAGCTTCAGTTTCAAGTACCTCAACTGCAATCTGTGTATTCCTAAGATTAGGATCAGCTTCAGTTTCAAGTACCTCAACTGCTATTTGGGTATCTCTA